CCAGTTTGTCACCCAAGTGGAGCGGCTATACATCCCAACGGCCACGCGAACAAACGGGAGTCCCCACGTTTGCTTAATGGCTGTCAGGTCTGCGTTGAAATCGCTGGTAACGCCGAGCGGTGCCAGTTCATTGATAAACGAGCCCCAATGATTTACGCCAATGCCACGAACGGGAGCGCCGTTGCGGTAGAACTGTGTTCCCACCGGATAGATGCCTTTGCGATCTGTCGGGATGGGAGTGGTGTTGTTTTTGGCTAAGAAAGTTTGCGGCATAGTCTTAACCCGTCACCAGTTCAAGAATGCAGTCGTACATTGTGGTGGTTTCTACCGCTGCGGTATTTGCAAGCCAGATAGTTAGGTACGAGGCAGCAGCATCAATGCTTGAAACGGTTACAGGAGAGTTAACCGCAGCCGTGGATTGCCCTGAAAATGCGCTGTTGTTTGCCCCGTTGCCTTCCTTCCGCACGCTTGTAGCACTCAGTCGCTTGTAATCAGCCAAAATTCCGTTAGAAATATTGGTGGTTGCCAGAGGCCCGAACGAAGAAAGCGCTGTATCTGTAACTAGGCCGGTGCTACCCATACGCAGTGCAAGATTGCATGTTTCGGCAGTACCGTTTTTTCCGACTGTATAGCGGAATTGCAAGGTGTCTCCATCCTTAAACGCACCCGCTGGAATGATGGCCTCAAAAGCCTTAACAGCAGTGGTGCCGCTCATGCTGAATTCAGTGGCAAGCGTTTTGATAACCGCTTTCCCGTTCACTGGGCGCCAGCGTGTACCGTTGCTCTCCCAAAGGGAATTTGCAATATCAGTCACACGGAAGATCAATCCGGAACTAGATGCTGCTGCTGGAAGAGCTGCAAATGTGGTGTTTTGAATTGGCGTAAAACTAAGGTTAGGGCCTACAATGCTAACCACCCCAAAGGTATCGGTTACCACCATTGCTGGTGCCGATTCTGTAGACGGCTCACTAGCCGGATGACCAATAGCCATCACATAATTCTGTTTGCCCGTAATCGTCGCTGAACCTGCCATGATTTACCCCATTACCGAGTTAACGGCGTTGATAATGTCCCGCTTGATAGTCGGGTCTGGTTTGTGCTCTGGTGGATTAATTCGCTCGTTTCCAAGTTCAATCAAGCCGTGTTGTTTAAGGTGTGCGCGATGTGCGGAGCGTGACTGGATATATTCGCCCGTCGCCATTGATCGGTAACCTTGAATGTCTGGAATGACGTAGTTCACTTTAGGCGGTCTAGCGTGCATCTCTTGTTTGAGTTGCCACACCTTTTCGCCTTCCTCGCCGGATAGGTTCCAGAGTTCAAAGAATTTTTCTTTTTCAGTCATAGCAGCATCAAGATTTCTATATCTTCCTCATCGTCTGCGATTCTTCGCAATTCTAAAGCAATGAGTATCTGTTGGGCTATAAATCGCTGCAATTCGGCATTCCGCGCAACTTGTGTGTAGTCTATGCGGGGATACTCGCGTTTAACTGCCTCTTTTACCTCGGCTAGGGCTGTAGCTGGTCTCTCTTGGACTAGCTCTATTACTTCCTCTAGCTTTGGCTTTTTCTTGTGTAGCTTTTCCCATTGCTTGTACCAATAACCGTCGGGCGTGTCTTGGACTACAGGTTGACTTCCTGCACCGTCAATCAGCCCGAGTGTTAATAGGTGAATCCACATCTTAGACCCAAGCGATAAAGCCGACTACTGAACCCGCAGTTGTTGCGGTGTTGTCTGTCAACGATGAACCCGTAGTAATTGCGATAGTTACGCCAGTTCCACCAATGAATATACCTAGTGGGCCTTGTGATAGGTTTACCGTCTGGTTAGGCTGTAAGGCTATCTGAGTCGTTGCCGCAGTAGTTCCCATAGTTACCGAGGCGGATGGCAGCGCAAACAATTTAAGATATTGCAGCGATGCCGTGGTGTTTGTCAAAAACCCGCCTGCTATCTTTCCTGCCGTGCCTTTTAGCTGTGTAAGGTTGTTGGTAGCTGCGCTCAGAATGTTGGTTACTGTAGTGCCGTTGGTAGTTGCACGAATCTGCACACCAACATCTGCGGCCAAGTTAGTACCGGCTGCGAGTGTCGGAGTGTTGGTAGTAATTGAGCCTACTGTGACCGTTCCTGATACTGTGGCGTTTAAGTTTGCAGCGGTATTGCTTGCCACTAATGCGACAGAAGGAGTCCATGAATCAGTACTAAACCGGCTAAATGCTTGAATAGAGCCGCCTGTAAGCGTTGTGACAATACGCACACGTACAAAAGTACAGCGCACCGCAAACGAATAGATGATGGCAGACGCAGTGGCTGTAATTGCCGCAGTAATTGGTACACCAGTTACCAATGCGCTGTTAAACACGGGCAAAGGAATCCAATCAGTAGCTGTGACGCCTCCGACGTTTGATTGCTCAAAAATGAACGTACCGCCTGTTGCTGTGGATTTGATCTGTACAGAAGCAGCACGGTAGCCGGAAACGTCAATACCTGCGGTTCCAGCAGTCGTGGTCAGAATGTTGTTAACAATCGCAGTCTGAGCGGATTGACCTGCAAGAACAAGAGGAAGCTCAGTCGTAGGCAGTGCACCCGAATTGTCAGCAGGGAGAATGTCCCCGTAAGCCGTATTAATGTTGAATGTGGTCGTAGTAGACGCGCCAATGTTTTGCGCCAGCACCTGCACATAGTTGCCGTTCAAAGGAAGGGAACGCGCCAAACCAGTGTTAGCGGCTACGTTGAAAACAATGTTAGGCGCAGCCCGTGTGCCTGCCAAGTCGATAAACTGGCGCACCGTGATAATCATATCTTGGTCGCTAGTCATCAAAAGCGATAGGCTAGGCTGATCTAGTGCAGTCTCAATAACGCCGGTAAACGTAGCTCCAGCGGCTAGCTGTGCAGTGCTGCTGTTGTTAGTGCTAAACAGGAATACCGTAGCGTTTTTCGATGTGGGAACATTGGCAGCGCGTAGCTCTGCGTTGGTCAGAGGGCCAGATACTGGCTGAGTGGCTTGCCAAAATGTACCGGTTACAGGAACCGTGCCAACGTTAACGGGTAGAGGGTTTGCGGCAGTTACAAGGGAAGATGCACCATCCCCACCGAAGTCTAGCTTGCTAATTGGGTACTTAACGCCTGCAACGTCATCAGCGGCAAAAGTATCGCCACCACTGCCCGGATTAGCTACGAAGTTATCAGCCATTATTCGCCCTCGTTAATTTCAATAACGCCGATTGCACGGCCATCAGGCCCACGCTCTACCATGCGGCGCTTTGGTTTGTTCATCTGGTTGACCGCTTGAGCCAGCATTTCCATTGCCTGAGTGATTGCCTGCGCCTGAGCGTCTACGCCTGCTACTGCCTGAGATGCCATAGCCTTTACTTCTTCGCCTACTGCGCTTAGTTCATCTTTGCCATCAATGGAGATTTGAGCGGCTGGCTTTTCTGCGGCCTGAGCATTCATTGCGGCGATTTGCAGCTTTGTATCTGCGTCAATCTGCGCCTTCATTTGTGCGCGTTCGGTTTCGGCTTGCTGTTTAATCTGCTCCAGCTCTATAGCGTGTTGCATCTTCGCGGCTTCAATCGCTTGTGCGTTCTGAGCTTTGAACTGCTCCATTTGCGCCATTGAAGATTGTTTAGCCTGCTCCAACTGCATCGCGGCTTGAGCTTTCACTACTTCAGGGTCTGGCGGTGCTGCCTTTTCTTCTTTCGGCTCGTTCATCTTGGCAATGGTTGTCTCCAACACATTCTCCAATTGACGCCCACCCTTGAAGGTGCGGACAACGAATTGCAGCACTTCACCCACCAATGCGCCCATTTCAGGGGCGGCTTGCACCATAGGCACAGCATCACGAAGAACCGCACCGAAGGCGGTCATAAACTCTGTACGGCTTTGCTTCTCGCCAATCTCATCCATTTCCACCAGAGAATCAGCGGCTACCTCGATGCGGAATGAACGCGAAGGCTCCTGTTTAATCAGTGCGATTGCTTGCTCGGCGTAAGGCGCGTCATCAGTCCCCATGATGCCTGACATTTCTATCAGGGTCTCGGGGCTGTACAGGTCGCACATCATTTGTGCTTTGATGCGGAGCAACTCAGAGCAAAACTGAGCCACTTCGGTTTGCATACGCTTTAGTCGCAATGAGGCGTACTGGCTTTTTATCTGCTGTGCGGTAGCAGTCTCAGAGGCCATAGATGCGCCTCGGATGATGTCTGACAGGCCGGTGACTTCATAGACAACCTGTTTAGCCTGCTCCCGTGCTGTGTAGCAGTGCGTCAGAGCCATTACCACTTGGTCAAGTGGCAGGAAGTCTACAGTTCCCTTCAGCCCACCCTTCTCGCCAAAGGCTGCCCACGAATCTACACCGATCAGGGTATTGTTTACGCCCTCATTCAGCATTCGCTCTATTTGCTTCTGGCTTGCGTCATACACGCCCACAACCTTCAGCGCCTCAGTAAGCATGCCGATACGCTGCGTCAGCATGTCGATTTCTTCGGCTTGGTCTTGATAAAGTGCGTAATCAGGGACAGGGACTAGCGTGTCAGTCGTCTGGGTAGCGAAAAGAGGTTTAGGGCAAGGCCAGAAGTTATCTAGACCGTATGGGTCTTCCTTGCTGTCCAATAGCTTGTTATGGCCCTCTGCAACCCAGTAGACGCGCTCGTCTGGCTTACTCCAGATTTCCCAGACAATGGCTTTCTTCAAGCTCTCTTGTTCTGCTTGGCTAGCTCCTGCTTTGCTCAAGTCATCCAGTCCGATAGGCTCATGGGCTAGGGGTACTTCTTTGAAGTCCTCGCCAAAGCGCTTTACCCCATCCGCACGGGTCATATAGATGCGACGGGCTACCCATGTCACCTCGTCCCATGTACGCGCCGGAGAGCATCGAAAGTCTTTCCAGAAGACGTAATCAGTAGGAGTGCATTCATAGCTCACATCCGGCAGGTCTTGGCCGGTTGCGTCTTCTACGGGCTTCTCAATTACTTCGGCTTCCGCCACTTCCTTCGTTTCAAATCGAACCCACGCCGTTCCACGTCCCGGTAATAGACGATCAAGTACCGCATGCTTATTCGTGTTATCGAAGTCACCATAATGGTCAATCTCGTATTGAAGTGCTCGCTCCAATATAACCGAAGCTGTACGGCCAACAGGGTCTTTGTCCTTCCATCGGCGCTCTACTTGTGCGCGGGGAGTGCGGCCATACAGGGCTGGTAACATCGTCTGGATGTTTGCCCAGAGAATGTTGTATCGCTTACCTGAATCGCTCCAGCCTTGGCGTTCATCACGGTAACGCTTAACGATCTTGTCGCCACGCTTCTGCCATTTCTTGTCTTCATCGGCAGCAAGTTTTAGCTCTTGCGTCCAGCGGCGGTGTTCATCCACCGGATTAATCTGATCTTCTGTTTCTGTCATGGGGTAATCGCGGCTGATACCGCGCCATTAGCAGCAAAGGGGATGCCGTTTGCGTAAGTCACTGCGGGGCCGGTAGAGATGCACAGCCCACTAGCAGACAAGGGAAGGCCATCAGACCATTGAACGTCTGCGGGTAGCCCTGCTGTAGCGTCAAAGTATTGCACTTGCCCAGCGTCTGTCAGGAATAGACCGTTGCAGTATTCATTCCCACCGGCTGTAGTCGCACGGTTTAGCCCTGTGGTGGATGTGAGAATGCCGTTCTGGAATGTGTCTGTGGCCACGGGTGCGGCTGTGCCTAGCTGCACTTGTCCATTGATGACGGATAGAACGCTCATCGCTCACCCTTCATAAATGATTCTAGGCTTACAGGTGCCTCGCCGTTTTCCTGCTTGGCAAGCTGATACGCCCGATAGTCCGGAACAGTGGTTAGTTTCTTCTGAGCATCGCCAGCCATGCCGCCTAGCTGGGGCTTTCGTAGTGCGTCTATGATTGCTTTGAGCATTTAGAACCTCTCGCGCTTTGTAGGGGTTTCTGCCCAGAGCTTGTCTAGGCTTTGGGTAATTATGCGCCCATTTACGCCTTTTATGGCAAATTCTGCGGGTTTTTCGGGTTCTTTTGGCTTGTTTTCACGCCACGCTATAGCCATCATGCGGAATCCGTCTGCGCAGTGACTGGTGAAATCATGCCGTGGTTTGTCTCTAAATGCCTTCTTATCGTCGTCCCATTCCCGCTGATATTGTTTCAATAGCTCTACGGCTTCAAGGGTGCGATCTTTGTCAAACCAGACGCGAGGGAGCATGGCTCGTGCTGCTTGGATGCCATCCTGCACCGATAGGCTAGGCACAATCGCCATTTTCGCAATGGTCAAGTGCTTTCCTAGCTGTTCAATGATGGACTTCCCACCACTAGCCAAAGTCTTAGCCCTTGCGTCGTGGGGTAGCCAGTGGCGCTCATACTTGTACGGCTTGGACAATACCGCTCCAGCGTAGTCATCAATCGAAAGACCTGAGCCGCTGTAGTAATCGATGCAATGTATTTCAGTAGGCGTGACCTGATAGAACCATATGGCCGTATCGTCGTGATAGCCTAAGTCCCATGCGGTGAACACTGGCAGCTTCGGGTCATAGTCCACCTCAGTAATGCGCCCTTGGTCTTCCAATACCCTTAGCTCTTTGCCGTAGTACGCGCCCAGAATAGCAGCTTCAAACGAACATTCAAACTCTTGCTCATATTGGTCATCGCTCATCCCTTGGCTGGCGTCTTTCAGTTCATCGGGGCTAATCAGGCCGGATGTGCTGGCCCGTATAGATGTGGCAAACCAGTTGTCAGAGGCGTTAGCAGTCTTCCAGATGTCGTAAAAGAAGTTATGACCCTTGGGAGTGCCGATAAACACGGCCCATCCCCCACGGTCTGCCAGCAAAGGCCGGATGATCTCACCCCATACACGAGGGCGCATGTCTGCTACCTCATCGAGGATTACCCCGTCTAGGTACATTCCTCGCAGTGCGTCTGGGTTGTCTGCACCGAATAGCCGGATTCGTGCGCCGTTGAACAGCTCAACCCATAGCTCTGAAGCGTTCGCGGTAACACGAACATCCGCAGTGTATCTAAGCAGGTAGTCCCATGCGATTGACTTAGCTTGCGAGTGATAAGGGGCAATGTAGGCGTATCGCCCGTTTTCTTTTCCGTCTGTATATGCACGTTTGATTAGGTCATTGATGCAGGCAACCGTTTTACCTGCGCGGCGATGTGCAACAAGACAAGCCCAGCGAGTGCGTCTATTGTGAAAGTCTACAAACGCGCCTCGGGGCTTATAGGGGATGACAATGCGCTTTATTGCTGCCATTCGATGACCGTTTTGATCGGTGCATCTGGGTCGCCTGCTACCTCTGCGCGTGATAGCTTGGGCGCTGCAAACTCTGCCAGCTTTGCCAATAGGTCTAGCGCTTTAGCTGGGTCTGCCTTGTCTGGGTCGCCGTTTCCTGTAGCCACTTGATCTAGCCATATACCGACGTTTTCGCTGTTACCCTCTAGAAGCCTAGTAACAGTCTCTCTAAACGCTGTAGTGGCCTTGTTAGGTATGCCCTTGGGCCTTCCGGGACCTGCGCCTAATGCGGCAGCGCCTGATGGTTTCCTTTTCGTTTGTTTTTCCATGCTTACCTCGGGTTTTCCGTGATAGCCAATTATAGGCATGGATTGTGCTTTGTGCTAACGCTTACACAACGAAGGGAAAAGCGTCCACAGTCCAAGCGGCGTACATACTTTCTCTCGCTTAATTTGCTCTTTTATTACGTTCTGCATTGCCCTATAGAAGGCATCGCTTACCAGCATATATTGTGGCGGTACTTTCATTGATTACCTCCGGTTTGTGCTTTTGTGTGATGGCGGCAGGGGTTTACCTGCGCTGGCGTTTGCCATTCCGTTCACCCACGGACTGAAGCCTAATAGACCCCGCTCTAACTGAGTTACACCATCAATCAAACCCCCTGTTACTTTAGCTGCATCGGGATTGATGCCAAGGGGCTTGATTCATGCATCCATTCTCACAATTGCCCCTATGTATTAAGGCTCAGGGCTTTTGATGCTCACACTGCCAAAACACTCGGGCTGTCAGTGGTCGCACTTGAGAGAATTGTTCAGTCTAGGATAGAGACTGCCGGAGGGAGACAATGAGCCGCCCATTTGTTCTATTTTACCATTTTCAGGCTATTTTCTATTAGGGTTTACCCTAGGTTTAACAAAAATATTGCACCTACTAGCGCCAGTCCTATCGTTAGCGCAAAAAGTCCACCCGATAGAAGGGCGTCTAGTTCTTTGTCTGTCATATCGTCCATTTCATGCTCCCACGTTAAAAATAAAGCTCACACCAGAAAACACGTTAGCCTTCGGTGCCTGTTTGTTGATCGTGTATATATAAAAGTTGTTTCCTTTCACTTTGCGCACTTCCTGTATAGATAAGCGCCCTTTCTTGTACAGGTTGTTTAGCGCTGCCTGCACTTGTCGGTTATTCATTCCCGTTTTGTGGCTGATTTCCTTACGGTCTGTGATGCCTCTGACCATGAGGTTGTAGACGACTTCCATGCTCATACCACTGTTACCTCCGGCGCTCTGCTTTTCATCCTGTTGGTTGCCTTCTCAATAAACCGCTCGTACTCCCCACGGCTTATGCTTGTACGCTGTAGGTGGTGCCACTCCATTAGCTCTCGGATTGCGTGCTTCTCACCTTCTGTGATGTCCCACTTTCCCCATCGGTCATAGCGGTTTTTCAGTTTGATTAACGATAACTCCGCTACCTTACATGCTTGCATTACTTCGGGGCCGATACCGTTACGCGCCATCGTCTCAGCGATTCCAAGCATCGCACAAAGTCCGTAATAACCGTTTAGGTTATCAGTCCCGTTTATCAATGCGTCTAAGAAGGCTTGTTCGCCCTTCTGAAGCTCTGTTAGCGGTTCGTCAGGGGTAATACATGCACCCTCTATAGCGAGGCTTATAGGGTTCATTAGTTGATACACCTTGCGCTTGCACTTCTTACGCATTCCACAATCCTCGTTTAGTCAATTCTTCCACCGTCTTTAAGTGCGCTTTAGTCCACATTTCTCGTTTTGTAAACATGCTCAAACGAGCAATTTGGTTTTGGAGGGTAAAAAACACCCTTTGCCAATCTGCCTTTACACCACGCTGATATGGTATTTTTTGATACTTTTTTTGCCAAAGATGCATCATTTGCGCTTTTGTAACGCTCCCCATCAATGATGTACTCGATTGAAACACTTCTATTTGCCATATTCTCTTTAGGGCTAACCCATCGGCAATTCTCTTTGCTGTATCCCTTTGTGTTGTCAATTCGATCAATCTGGTAACCATTTGGGCATAGACCCATATCCGCAAAGAATTGACGCGGGTTATTTCTCCACTCTTCGCACACCGTGATTCCAATTGCTCCATAGTCTTTGTATCTTTTGTTTTTTGGGTTATGACAACGGGCCATCATGTTCCCGTAAGTTGCACGCTCGCGCTCCATTCCGGATGGTGCTCGCCAGTGACACCCGCATGAACTTGCATAGCCAGCATTGAAGTGTCCAAGTCGCATAACGCGAGTTGCACCACAATCGCATCGACAGAGAACTCGGCTTTTTGGCAAAACGTCTTCTACCATCAGCATTCCAAACTTTTTCCCAATCATGTACACCTCGTCTAATTAATGTTCACATTTTAACATCATTTAGACCAATGCGAGAAAGTGCCCATACAAGTAACTCATCTTGTCCAAATCCGTAGTGCGTAATGAAGCCCTTAGTTCCAAGTCCGTGGATACCTAAATTTCCCCTATGATGCTCGGTGCATAGTGGTATCAGTGTTTTGTAACTTCCTTTGCCCCATCCGCCGGTTCTTAGGTGGTGAAGTTCTACTGCCGCAGGTTCATGCGGCCCATAAATTCTCCAACAAACTGCGCAGCCAATAGATGCCAATGCATTCTTATGATTCTTTTCACTTAGCTCACTGCCAGTTTTCTCCATTAGCTTTTTGCTGCGCACGTATTGGAATTTAGGTCGGGCTGTCATTTCCAGTCTTTGCGAGGAATTAGCTTGCACTCCATCGTTACGGCGTCAATCTCCACCATGCCGTAATCCCCAAATTCAAAATACTCGTCTGAAAATGCTTCGCGCTCTTTCTCCATGCGAGGCGTGATGTCATCCTCGTCATCGGGCAGTGGGTGCTTTGCGTTGATAATTTCCCAAATCGCGTCGGGGGCTTTGAATTGAATCTGAATCTTGCTCATTCCTCACTCCTTAAAAATTACGCCTTGTTGCGCACCAAACGCTATCGCCAGCTCAATCATCTCCGACATTTCCGCTATGGTCATCTTTGATGTTGATTGGCCTAGCACCACAAATCCACCGTCTATACTCGGCACTGCTCTTTGCTTTTTCAGACTTGCGGATAGAACCCACTTCCATTCTTCGGCTGTGAGCTTTTGACCGTACCAGTCTACTTGACTAGCTATTTCTCCAAGGGTTGCCCACATTAAGCGGTTCTGCTCGTTACTGCGGGTTTCTTCTGTTAGCGTCAAAACAAGCCGTTTACCGGCCTGTAATCCTTCTTTAGCCGCCTCCCACACTGACAACATGGCTTGATGCCCCTGCTGCCTGTTGTGCAGAATTACCCGCATATAAGTGCAAAAGCTATGCCATACACAAAGAAAGCGCCTCGGCCATAAAGAATGCGCCCACTAAACCAATAATTTAAGAATCCATCAATCATGATGTAAGCGCCTGATTGCAAAGATTCTCCACCGTCACCCATGCTTTGCCTATATCTTGATTCTGGGCAATGTCTTTGATAGCTCGCAGGGTTTCGCGCAGTAGTTCGATTTCCTGCTCACGCTCTACAGCCATAACTTTGATGGTTTGCAGTGCGAATTCGCTTACTTCAATTTTTTTCATGCTCACTCCGGTTAATGTCTGTATTTTCTAGCACTTTTTTAGGCTTGCGAATTAGGGGAAACCCTAGGTTTGAAGGATTTTTAGCGCCCTGAGTGCAGATTCCACGCTATCAGCCATGTAAACGGGTAGCCCTTGCGCTTCCTCTGCTTGTTTTGCGTTTAGCCCTTTGCGCCCGTAAGCAGTTTTGGCATTTTTCACTTCCACGTACATAGTCCTATCACCAATCCACACTTGCAGGTCATACGGCTGGTGGACAATCTTGACCTTGGCCCCTTCCTTGCGCAGTGCGGCCACGATCTCGGCTTGGTTAGCGTCAACTCTTCGGGCGTATCTCATTTAGCTTTTCCCTCACTCCCTTGATTAGCTCCAGCTCTGGAAACATCGTCTCGTAATTTTTGAGTGCCCATCGTGCATAGTCCTCGTCAATCTTTTTTAGGTTCAGGATGTGGTCTATCAGCCGGTTTCGGAGTGTCGCTAACGGGTGCATTCTTGTCTCCGAATATGGTTTCCCAATTATCTCCGTAGGCTTTTTGGTCTGTTGGGCGTTGAGTGCTTCCTTTGCCGCCATCACTTGCCATGATGTGCCTCCGGTGCTGCTGCCCCCTGCGCTTGCGGCTCGGTGGCTTGGGGGTGGGCATCTGGAAACTTGTCAGCCCTGAGCTTTCCAAGTTTTGCCAGCACTACATCCAGACTTCCCACATTCGCAAACGTGACCACTGCAAGGGTTTCGCCTTGCTTGTGTTCGCGGTTCGGCTCAGTGGCCCCGCCGATTACGCCGGTTCCGTTCTTACCAAAGATCAGCGCGGGCGCTCCCTCTAGCCAGCCCTCAGCAACTTCGACCTTCCCGAAGCCTAGTTGGATGGTGGAGAATTCCTCACCCTGCGCTTGCGGCTGCACGGCATTGGCTGCGGTGAGGGCTTGAATTTTTCCAGCGGCTACCAGTGCGGACATATAAAGGTCACTGCCTGAGCAGTGGTCTTTGATCGCATCTTCAATGTGCTTGATGATTACCTCCCGCATCTGCTCAAATGCTTTTTGTTCTTGCTCGGTCATGGTGTCGGCTCCTTTCGAGTGTTCCATTCAGCGACTGCGCTGGCCTTCGCTGCATCGTCTTCCTTCTTAACTACGCGCCAGCTTGAACTACCTCCAAAAGTTGGCCCCGTAGCCCAACACCGACCACATGCAACCCACCAGCGCTGCCCATAGACTTCATTGCCGCCGTCATACTTCATCTTTGCCTCAGACCCGCAAAATGGGCATGGTTTGATTTTTGTGGTCATGGTGTCGGCTCCTTGAGTGATTCGATGGCAGAGGCGCAGTCTTGAGCACCCTTGTTTGCGATTACATAGTTGTCCGTTTGCCCCCAATGCGCCCACTCTGGATAGTTCACGCACTTCTGCGCCGCTTCCTCCAGCGCTGCATTGCGCACAAGATTGGCAAAATATGCATCCCTGACCTCGTGCCAATCAGGGTGAAACTCGCCTTTACATTGCAGTGTTTTGTCTGCGTGCTCGTCGGCTTGATCGCTCCATGCGATTACTTGCTCTTTGGTCATGGGGTGCCTTTCGTTATTCCGTGCGCCTCAAAGTGGGTGCACTTGCCCTTGTCTTTGCAGTAGCGCTTTGCTGTTTCGTCATGGCACACGCATGGGGTAAACGGCTTCAAGATAGTCGGCTCCATCGCCTTTGGTGGCTGCTCTAAACTTGCTTTTATTGTTCTGCGCAGGACAGTGCAGGAGTTATCGTCACCGTCATGTACAGCTTTGGCGTAGTCCTCAATCAGCGCCATAACTGTCGTTGCGTATGACACATGCTCCGTCAGAGGCTCCAGCGCCTTGGGTGCTGCGATGCCCAAAACCTTCAGCATTGCCTCGCGCATCTTTGTTCCATCCAATCGTTGGTCGTACATGGCAGACAAGAACGCGCCGAGTGCTCTTTCCTCTGGTGTGATTACTTCGTCTTTCATGCTTGCCTCCGTGTGTAGAGTGGCGTTAACTGATTTCCGCCGCCGTACTCTGGTAGTTTGCGACTTATGGTCGGTTCGCCCATGTATCCGATGTGTAGCCACGCGCTAGGCTTCTCCGCGAGCTGTGCAGCTGCTCCCTGTGCGTAGGCTTGGCGTAGTTGGTCGGCGGTGTAGAGCGGTTTCTCACTGCGCGTTACAAAATCTCTCAATCCCCATGTCGCAGGCTCCGGCAACTCCGCACTAGCCAGCTTCGCCATGATTGCGGCTTCGATTGCTCTGGCAAACGCCATGTCATCACTTCCGTCATCATCTGCCGCACACGCTTCTATTTCTTCGTCAGTCAGTATCATCATTCCCTCCTAAAAGTCGTCCAATAAAACTAGCGATTCCATAAATTACTAGAGCTAGGCCAATTATCGTTAGCTTGGTCATGTTGGGTATTAGGGGAAACCCTTAGATAGACCTATGCGGCCACGGCTGGTAGAACATCTGGGGCTGGTCGCCTTGGTTTGCGACAAACTGCCCTGCGTCAAAATGACGCCAGAGCGCAATTGATGGCTCACCGTCTGCGCTGCCTTCGTAGTTGCGCTGCTTCCTGCATAGTAGGTATTCATCTGGCTCTGTGGCCTTGTTAGACCCGCTGCCCTTGGCTTTCATGTCGTCTTCTTTTGGCTTGTTACGCCATGCCATAAACACGTTGTCCACTTGGTCGGTAATAGACCCGCTGCCTTTCGTGTCGTGTTTATCGGGCATGTCGCCTTCCTTGCTTGGCTTTTTCAGGTGGTGGATTAGGTGGATATGTACGTTGCAATCCTTCGCAATGCTGCAAAGCTCGTCAACAAAGGACTTCTGACCGTTGTAATCGTCCTCGGCCTTTACGCACTTCATCAAGCTATCAATAAAAATCTGACGCACTCCCAATTCATTCGCGCAATACTTAACCATGCCTAGAACCACATTGGGCTGGGCCGTTCCCGTCTGGTCATAAAGCCACATTTTCTCGTCAGTCCAGCCCTTAAAGTCGTCGTATAGGTCTTCCAGTAGACGGATTCCAGCGTCGCTCATGTACTCATGCGACATTGGATTAGTCCCATTAAACATCCGCGCCATGCGTTGAACCGTCTGCACTGGCTTCATCTCAAACGACGCAATACAGACTTTTTCACCCTGTCCGACAAGGGATAGGGCTACCTGAGTCGTAATGTCAGTTTTTCCGTGTCCGTTCTGCCCTGCGTATAGCGAAACCTCGCCGTATCGGTACTCGAAAGCGTCTTTTGTCTTTTCCCACGGTAAGTAGATCCGGTGTTTGCTTACGTTTTGGCGCAGTCGTTCTTTTGCTTCCTCTACAAAGTCGCCAGCGGGTTTTACCTTTGTCTGCGCGTCCGTCTCTTGCAGGTACGCTGCAAAATCAATCGAATCAGTTAGATACTCCATCTTTCCTCCAAATTTCAGCCCATCCGGACTGCTCTGTGTAGTGTTTATCGTCCTGCGTGTGGCAGCCTACGACAAGTGAAGCCCCAGCACGTTTGCATGCCTCAAATAGCTGTTTAGCGCGTTTTTCGTTGCTTGATGATGTGTAGACCTCAACTCCAACCAAAAACCGCAAATCAAGGCTTCCAATGGCGTCCTTTGGCTCAATGGATATGCTCGGGTGATGCGGCTTCATTGGCTTGCCAGATAGCGTTACCGGTGCGCTCCAATCTTTGCTCAAGGGGCTAAGGTAATCATGCACCCAGACTGCGGGTGGCGTCATTCCACGCATACGCAGCTTTATCAGGGGTAAATGTCCAATCATATCGCGCCGGGCAACATGCCATTAATTTGTTTTACTGGGCTTCGCTCATCAGGTCTCAACCATGAAGCCTCTAGCCCTTGTGAACCTCTGCGGCACCATACCTGCAAAAAATCCTCTAGGCTTAATCCAGCGAGTCCAGCTTCTTTTCTCGCTCCGTTTATCACTGTTGTCGTTACCGTTGCTTTTTTTGTTTTGCGAAGTTGACACCAATCATCCCATGTTTGCTGTTCAACATCTGAAGGCTTATCAATGGTGGGCGACCGCTTTGCGGGAGCTTTTCTCTCCTCTTTCTCTGTCTCTCCCTCTGTCTCTGGGATAGCAGTTTGCAAGCATGGTGCTAGCATCGTGCTAGCATCAAGAAAAAACCCGTTATCAATCAAAGACTTAAGGCCAGTTTCAATTTCTGACTTAGACAAACGTAAACGAAACTCCAATTCTTCAATAGAAGCATCAAAACGCCCATCTTTGCTCTCAGACGCTAGCAGCCAGAGCAACGGCGCAAGCGCTTTGCTAGCAAGTGGCAAGCGCATAAAAACGCGGTCATTTAGTAGATCGCTGTGAAGTTTTATCCAAGGTGGGCACCGGTCTTTATAGTGCTGAAAATCAGCCCATTTTTTAGGAACAAGAATCACAGGCCGAGTCTCCGTGCGATTGCCATAAAAGCGCGTTCGATCTGCGCCGGTGTAGCTTCAGGATTGCGCCTCAACCATGCTTGTTTCTCGTACTCGTAGAGTTGATATGCTGCCATTGATAACCCCATAAAAAAAGCCAGCGCACCATGGGACAAGCATGGATACACTGGCTTTAGGCCGAGAAGGCTTTGCACTTTGTCTACCTTGTCCGTAGAAGTACGAAGTCTTCGCTAAATCTATTTTAACCGCGCTTCGCCTTAGAAGCAACCACACGATAGACGTAATACCAGCGCCCGTTATCGGGGTAGCGCTTGGTTTTGATTAGCTCCTCGTTGGGGCGAAGCTGCTCGATACATCTTTTCCAAGGACATGTACAAGCGACTTCACGCTGCATATCGAGTGTAGACATACCGCGCTTTTTAAGCAGTGCGATCAGTTTGCGGCCTTGGGTTGTTTTCATGATGCGTCCTTTGCTCGTTCCGTTGCAATCTTCACGCACTCACCACAAATGCAGTGGTTTGACACTGTAGATGCAATGAACTGTTTACATGCTTGCTCAGGCTTTTTGCAGAATGAGCAAACACGTACCTGCATGCGCTCTTGGAATGGGATGATTTGTGCGGTCATGCTGTCACCTTATGGAAAACGCCCTGCGCATCAAGATAGCCATTCCGGTCTTTGATCTGCTCATACGCAGCATCTAAGCAGGTTACAAGGTCTAGATCAGCAGTAGCGCACCCGATAATCAAAGTAACCAGAATATCGCCGTATGCATCGATTTGTGCCGCTCTGTCTCCTTTGTGGATGGCCTCGATTAGCTCGGTTACCTCCTCCAACGTTTTAATGGCTTGCGCCATGTTGTTGGAGTTTTGGACGATTCCACGGGCTTCACCCCATTGGACTACTTTCATTTCTGTTTGTGCGTAGCTCATTACACTTCCTTTACGTCAGGGAAAATATTCCACTCTTTACGGCGGCGTTTAGACAATTCCACATACTTTTGATATGCGGCGCTTTTCGTAGGGCTGAACCCTAGACCCTTGCACCAGTAGTCATTGCGCAAGAATGTTTTGCAGACTTTGCGCCAGCTAGGTACTTTCCCGGCACTCTCTAGGCGAACCTCTGCACTGTCTGGGATGCCTTCACCATATCCACGCTTAGACCACCACTTGATGTAAACAGCCAACTTGTTTTTGTAGTGCTCAGAAGTACGAGGGGGCATAGTGCTTAACAAGTGATTTGCAAAGCTCTCATAGCTGTGGCCGTTAGGCAGCGATATGTGATGGTTGCCCAATACTGCGCCCTTCTCGTTGCAATACAGCGCACCAGTATTGGCACCAGCAACACGCAAGCAAACCTTGGCCCACATTGCAGGCTCAACCACTTGGTAAAGCCAGAGACCTTTACGGGCTTCGTCTCCAAAAGGCTCACAAATGCGCATCTGGCTGATTTTTAAACCGGCTTGGTACATGCGGTCATAAAGTCGGTTGTATGGCTTCTGAGCCTTACCAAAGTACGTCCAAATATCTTCTGTGCGCCAGTCATAGATTGGGTACACGTTCCAAACGTCTGCAATGGCGTTTGTAGTCCATGCCTTACCGTCCATCATAGGTTTGTCAGACCGTGCAATAGTGCGAAAACGGTTCAGGCTTTCGTCTGCGCGGATTCCAACAAAGCAAGCGCACTTTTTGTCTTGTGCATACCAGTCACCAAAAGCAGGGACAAATTCTTCAAACGGCATGCCATCGTAGTAAAACGGGAAGAATGTCGGGTCAGTGATGCTCATGGCCTCTGGTTGACGCACCCACAATTCCTTTTTTGCGTTGTCCCATGCTGTCCACTCTGGCTCGATTTGTGAACATGCATTCCAAGTCTTAACAGGCAAGGCAACCCAGTAGGGTTCAATCCATTCGGCGTAATGCTCGTACATGCGCTTGGCAAAGTCGATAGTTAGACCGATCTGGCACTCCCAGTCAATAAAGAAACAACCTATCTTCCGATTGCGCTTTTTTGCTTCGTCCATAACCATGTGAAGCATTACAGTCGAATCTTTCCCCGCGCTGAATGACAGGTAGATGCGTTCAAAGTTGTCAAACGTCCATTCAATGCGCTGTTGTGCAGCTGTGAAAACGTCAATTCCTAGTCCACGTTTAGGCAAGATACTTCTCCTTCCAATATGCAATAGCCCGATCAGCAGCGGCGTTTGCTGCGTCTTGTTGGGCTTGGTTTAATGTTCGCCATGCTAGGCGGGTGATGTCCTCTGGTGCGTTGTGGTTGATTGCACATCCAGCGTGACCAATCCATGCTTGGTGATTCATGGTTGATGCTGTCAGTGCGGCCTCACAGCTAAAAGGCCATTCATCCACTGCGCGTTTCATAGCTGATTCAAAGGCCGTGCAATCTAACATCAAAGCAGCAGACTTGTCCTGAAAACTTTGACGTTCTTCAATTTGGACTGCTTTCCACATGTTTGATGTGAATTCTTCGCACTTTTTGTAATGGTGAAACACCCGCTTAATCTTCTTCAATTTGCTCTACCTCTTGCTCACCTGTAAACGATTCAGCTTCCCATGCCTCTGAAAACTCACGATCTCCAAACAATCCAGACAGGCCGGTGACTTGCTGGAGACGTAATACTTCGTCAGCTTCCATACCCAATTCGGTTGCAATCTTTTCATCGCTCCAAAAACGGCGCTTCAGCTCTACGACGATTTCAGACATGGATTCAACCTTGTGCTTACCACGCGCACGGTTATGGCGAATCGTTGCAGCCATTCGGTCATTGCGGTCTTGTTGGCTTTGGCGAATCTGAACCAATGGAAGATAGCCATGCACACGCGATTGAATGTCCTCGCATTCCTTGCCTACACGGTGACGGTGGAAACCATCGATCACTTCATACCGGCCATCTGGGTCAGGCATAGACACAATTGGTTGTGTGTAGCCGTCAGCTTGAATAGACCGGTGCAGCAACTCCATCTCAGGAGGGGCAACGCTATTGGGGTTGTAGTCATTGGCGTGAACTGTGGTGTTCTTGACCCACTTTACGAAGTCCACCGGCTCAGAGTTAAACGGGCTAACTTCGTGCAGCATCTCGCGCAGCTTGTTAATAACGTCTGCGCGGTCATCCAATGGCATAGATGCAATATCTGCTATCAATGGAGAGAATTTAGACACCACGCTGTCAACGGTTGTTTCTACAAACATATCAAATGTTTCCATGATTAGCACCCAACTCCGTGACTTTTGATATGTGAATGGTCAGACCCCGGACGATAAAACGTAGGCTGCGGGTCTCCGTCACCAGTGCGATAGGTTCCTCGTCCTGTAACGTACTGCCGCACTCCTGCTGTGTTGCCTTGGTCTAGGGCTTGTCGGCCCATGACTGTGATATGAAAAGCGCCTTCAGCCTCGAAACAATATCCAGCCTCTACCAATTGAGCAAGCCATCCGTTTAGGACTTCTGGGTGTAGTGGTGCGTTGTAGTCGCCGTGTGTGAAGTGAGTAGCGCGGCGGGGTGATTGCGCGATAGATGTGAGCATTCGGCGCAGACGTTCGTTGAGTTTCATGTGGACTCCGTTGTTAATGAGGCTTGAATGATTGCACAGTTCGGCGTGTTGTCTAGTAGGGGAAAACCCTTAGAGACTTTTTGTATGTATTGGCTATCATGAAGCATGTACAAAGCACTAATACCAGTATCGGGCGGCAAAGACTCGCAAGCATGCTTGCAACTTGCACTTCAACAATTCAAGCCAGATGAAATACTTGGCCTTTTTTGCGATACGCAGTTTGAGCATCCGTTGACGTATGCGCATGTGAATTTCATGCGTGACTATTACGGCGTTTATATAGATCGTGTGTGCGTTGGTGATGTTTTAAGAGAGTCTGAGAAGTGGGGGCGTTTTCCCGGTGGAGGCTCTAGGCATTGCACGGATTACTTAAAAATCAGACCGACAAAAGACTACATAAAAGCATTAGCTAAAAAACAGGGTGAAGGCTTTGAGGTTTGGTATGGGATGCGCAGCGACGAAAGCTCAGAAAGAGCCGCGCGGTATGAGTTCAAAATGGATGACGAGCTTTATTTTCCACATGAAGTAATGCCAAGTAAATACCCAAAATACTTAGCAAAAATGGGTATTAAGTTTCGCTTGCCGGTTCTTAGCTGGAGCAAAGCAGAAATATTGATTTTTCTAGATGGAAAAGAAAATCCACTGTATAGCCATAACTTTGATCGTGTTGGATGCTTCCCTTGTTTAGCCGCTGGTGACCATCCAAAAGAACGGGCATTTCAGTTTGATGAATTTGGCGCAATGCAGTACGCAAAAGTTCAGGAAACAAGTCAGCGCATAGGTAAATCCATTTGGACAAGCAAGGGCGGGAAGTTTCGGAATGAATCGGGTCAGGGTTGCTTGATTTGCTCCATCTAAGGGTTTCCCCTAGTACACATCACTTAATTTCTGCTAGACAATTCATACATCAACAAACCGGAGCGCAACATGAGCCACTTAGACACCATCAACCAGACATTCGCAGCCATTGGTAAAGTGCCGTTTTCTTCGCTGTCTGTGCCTTACGTGAAGTATGAAAGCCTGACAAGCTGCGCAGGAAAGATTAAGCAATCCAGCCTTGCTGATGTGTTTGAAAGCTACGGCAACGAAACTGCAGCCCATGCTGCATTTGTAGCGATGCTGGAAAAAAGCACATGCCCATTGGTGCAGGCTTACAAGGAAACTGTGCAGGCTTGTTTTGTTTCGCACAACTTGGAAGAACTGGAAATTTTTACAGGAGAATCAAAATGAGTGAGTTTTTTGCATACGCTGGTTTCTTTTTGTTCGGACTTTTGTGTGGATTTGTTTTTTGCTGCTCAAACTTTGGTGAACAGTATTTTTACTATCGTGAGGCCGGTTTCACGGTGCTTAACTCTCTGAAACGTGCTTACAAGGTGTGGAAATGAACGTCTATCAAAAACTGAATGCAGCACGGTCTGCGTTTCACTCTAAACCACTGAAAAAGTCAGGCCACAACAAGTTTGCAGGCTATGACTATTTCGAGCTTGGAGACTTTGTTATACCTGCTTTGTCGGTGTTTGCAGAGCATGGTTTGACCTCTGTTATCAGCTTTGGCGATGTGGCGTCTATGACCATTGTCAACAACGACAAGCCAGAGGAAACCATTGTTATTACTTCGCCCATGTCAGAAGCCAATCTAAAAGGGTGCCACGCTGTCCAAAACCTAGGGGCAGTGCAGACATACCTTCGCCGCTATTTGTGGGTTGCAGCGCTTGAGATCATTGAGCATGATGGCCTGAATATGACGCAATCAGAAGGAAAGCCAAGCGGGTTTGATGTGCTTGAGGCTTTGGACTTGGTAGAGGCTTCGCTTACCTTGGAAGGATTGGAAAAGGTATGGAAAGAGCAAAGCACAAAAGCGCGTAAGGCTCAAAATCGCGGAGGCTATGACGCACTCATGGCGGCAGTAAATGACAAAAAAGCGGAGCTGTCAAAGTGAAAATTTTTCGAGCTTCTAGCATTGGCAAGTTGATGACGGAGCCTAAATCCAAGGCGGAAGGCCCATTGTCAACTGGTGCAAAAACTTACATTAGAGAACTAGCCGCGCAGGAAATTCTTGGAATTGACTTCCATGTGTCCAGCAAGCCAATGCAAAAAGGAATTGAATGCGAAGAAACGGCCATTCAACTATTGAACAATGTGCGTGGCATCTGGCTAGTCAAAAACACTGAGCGCCGAATGCTTAACGGCATCACTGGAGAATGCGATCTGTTTGATGAAGTGAACAAGCGCGGACACGATATTAAATGCTCGTGGTCTGCTGCCACGTTTCCCATACTTTCAATGGACTGCGAGGACAAGCTCTACGAATGGCAAATGAGGGCATATATGATGCTTTGGGATGCTCAAGAATGGAGCGTTGACTATTGCCTAGTTGATACACCGGAGCACCTGATAGGCTATGAGCCTCCAGAGATGCACGTTTTTTGGCATATCCCCGAGAAACACCGGGTAACAAGCTGGAAAGTAATGCGCGATGAGGAAAAGGAAAAGCGCATGATTGAAAAGGTCGGACAAGCGCGGGAGTATTACGCGCAAGTCATTGAAGAATTTAATGCAACTCACTAAAGGAAAAACATGAGCTACGACACCCCATATACACCAAAAGACAACAGCGGCAGCATTTTCAAGAATGACCGTAAGGAAAAAGAAAACCATCCAGACGGCAAAGGCTCCGCGCTGATTGATGGTGTTGAATACTGGATTAGCTCTTGGACAAAGAATGACCGCAACGGTAACCCGTATCGCAGTCTCTCATTCCAGCGCAAGGAGCAACCGCAAACAGCACCACAACGCGCACCAGCACCGCGACAGGCTCCAGCACCTACGCGACAAGCGCCCCGAGGCTCACAGGGTAGCGGGTTTGATGATATGGATGATGACATCCCGTTTTAAGGGTAAACACCTATGCCAATCATGACGCAACGGTTATATGATTTCCTTGAGGATGTGAAAGCAAATATCACTCACACGGAAACAGTCGCGGCATTGAGGGCAATTGCCCTTGATGCCCTCTTACTTGCACAGGAGCTAGAAAATGCACAAACACGATCTGATAGTGATGAGGGCTAGTTTTATCGCTGGCCTGTTGTTGGCCTTGGTTTTGATCTATGGATAAGGTAGTCGGCAGAATCCGTGACGCGCTGGCGATTGTCGGCGTGTTTGTTGTAATTGTTTTGATTGGGTTGCTATGAGATGGTGCGCAGTATGCGGAAAGAAAACCGAAGGCCCTCACACGCTTAAATTTGTTTTAGGCGGTAGGGCTTTGGTTTGTCTTAAGCACGGGCCTGCCCGTTCAGCTTCTCGATTGTTCGCAAACCTCCAAGGCCAAGCATCCCCATCAAAACCGGAAGCATCTCAGTAAGGTCTGCGGGGCGTAGGTCTAGCGTGTAGCCAGCGATTAGCAAGCCAGCTTTTACGGCAGGCAAGCCAATCCAGTTCCATGCGCAGGCCATGCCGCAGACCCAGCCAATAAATGGACGCCAGCCAGAGACAAAGACGGACGCGCTTTTTGCCTCCTCTTTGTTGACCTCCATTTGTCCGGTAATAATGGCTAGATCACCGGATTGCTGCATTTTGAGAAGTTCCAGCTTTGCAGCATCGCGTTGGGCTGGGTCAGGCCATAGGCGATCAATCAGTTTACCGCCAATGTCTAGGGCTGCGCTTAGTGGATCAAGTGTCATTTAGATGCCTTTCAGTTGGTCAGCAATACGACGCGCCCAGCCTTTGCCGAACGTGTCCCATGTAGTTAGCTTTGTCATGAATTCCAGACGCTGCCCTAAGAAACGGGCGCTAATTGCTTCTGCGTCAACCCTTCCAACAGCTGCAAGGGTCATAGGCCCTATTACACCGTCATCAGCGAGATTTACCGCACGTTGCAGGAACCGTATGGCTTGGCCGATTCCACTGTTTACGGCTGCATCAAACAGAAGGTAAGCCACTGTAGGGGGTAGCTTGTCGCATTGCGCTCTATCCCAATAGTCCCGCTTGTAAATGGCCTTTGCTGCGTCTAGCGTCAGGTTCTTGATGTCCACCTGCGGGTAAGCACGTTTAGATATGCCGAACTTGGTTTCTCCGCCGGGGTCGCGTGGGTCGTTCACATAGCCGCCCTCATGCGAGATTAGTTTGTCAAAACATTGGTCAAACCATGTCATTTATCAGCCTTTCGAGATAGTCCCTCATGGATAGCACTTAGCATCTCTACGTGTCTATCTTCGGAGCGTCTAGCGTGTTCTTCCAGCTTGTCGAATATCTTAGCGATGTGCCCACGCTGGGTTTCCATCTCGTTCATTATCCGGCTGTCCTCTTCACGGGCGAACTTGATAGCCTCGCTCACACGGTGTTCTATGTGTTCCATGAACTTGTCATTCAGTTTGCTATTGTCTTGCGATGCTTGCTCGCGTAGCTTTTCTTGTGCGTCCCTGATGGCTTTATGTTCTGACTCGTTATGGTTCCATGCCCATGCTGCTACACCAGCAAGCGGAACCAAAACCCAGTCTTTAATGATCTCAAATAGTCCGGCCTCGCTCATGGTTTACCTTATGTGGTTTTTGTAGAAAAAGTTGCAATAAGCCTTCACAGCGCGAGCAAAAGAACCGCGCCAGCCTGCGTAGTATTGGAGACGTTGCGCACGGGTGGAAAACGTCCACTCGTTTTTAGCAGGGAAGTCCCATGTAATCAGCGCTAGTTCGGTGTAGTTTGCAATCACATCAATGACCAATGTTGGAAACGTCACCGGAGCCAATAAACGCCACCACCCTCCGCGCTCATATTGCACGGCAATAGGGTAGAGAATGGCTAACAGAATGGTCATAGCTGTGCGCGTAGGGCTTTTATCTGCTCAGACACATCTTTTACTTGCTTATATCCGGGGTTCACCGAATACAGGTCAGGCTCTGAAATGCCTTGAGTAGCAGCAAGCGCAACCATTCCAGCCATCATTGCATCTAGATGCCAGTCTTGCGTTACTCCAGCAATAGACAGAAGTTGCTTAATATTCTCTCTGATGGCGTCTTTTGGGTCGGGTTCTGGCCGAAGTGCTTCAATTTCCTCGTCCGTGATAGCCACACAGCCAGATGGAAGCAAATGCGCGAACTCTGGCTCAATGCAGTGCAAGGAGTTATCGGGGGCTTTGTAAGTTCTCATGAGTCAGTCCTTAGCGAAGTTCTGACCAGTTGGTTATGGTTGGCGTTCCTGCACTGAGGGTAATTGAATAACTTGCGCCGGGAGGAACAATGCCACTGATAAATGGGCCAGTAATACCGGATACTTGAGGTGAACTTGCTATCGCCGTGCCGTTAACGTTCAAGTTTATATCGGCATTTGCCGTGGTTGAACCAACTTTGGCAGAGACTGATATGGGCTTACCTGTCGTGTTGTAATAAGTGGTTGCCGTAACACGCGAACCAGTCACGTTTTGCCAAGTCTGCCCATAGCCAAGCGACTGCATGGCATCCAAGGCGTTGCCGCCCATGCCTTGAACAAGACTTGGAGCGGTTGCCCAAGTGCCTGCCGTGGTTTGTGTCGAATCTACACATCCGACAACCCGATAAGCTACGTTTGATCGCGCAGTATTGGAATAGAAAACACTTGCGCTAGTAGCCGCGCCACTGATTGCAGTCGTGCTAATAACGCCGGTTTCGTCTAGGTTTGTACCGCCTGCGATGTTGATAACTGCAAGCTCCACAGTACCGGCATTATCAATGGCGACAATCATGATGCGCGAAGCTACAGCGCTAACTGTGCCGAGTGTGGCTGTGTTAGGAACCACCAAACTAATCGCAGTTGGTACGGTGCGTTTAACGGGTACGCCTGTTGTCAGGGTAGTGGAGCGAAACTCCAAGGTAGTAGGGTTTAGACCTACCGTCAAAGCGTTACCGGCTACGGATGCTGTGACAGGCTGAATCTGGTTAACTGTAGGCGGCAATTCTTCAACCAGAGCCTGAGTGGTACTCAGAAGCGTTACACGGCTTCGGTGACTTGTAGGAATGTCGCCAGCTTGAATATTAACGTATGCCCCCGTTACATCTTGTTTAACCAAGTTCGGAGGAGTTGCAACACCGCTAATTTGCAGGGTAGGCGTAGCGCCAGATGCGGTGTGGAATGTCACCCAAAACGATTGATTAGCCGCATAAGCCGTAATCGCTGGTGAAGGTGTAAGCGTGTAGGCTGTGCTAGTGCCTGCGGTTGTCGCAGCGATGAGAGGCGCGGATAGTGCGGAGCCGTCAGCCTTTTGATAGGCTACCACCTGCCAGCCACCAGAGATAGGAACGGCAATCAGTGCATCATTTGCCGCTGTAGTGATGTTTGAAGCGGTAGGAAGCACCAGAGTAGCGGAATGCGTCAAAGTAACCGCAGCCGCAAAAATCAGGAATCGTGGCCCGTTGTAGTTTGTGCCGAATGAAGTAATGCCGGTTGTGCCGGTCACTCGGAGGAAGTTGGTCAACTGTGCGCCAATGTCCACCGTAGCAGCAGAGGCAATATCAGTCAGGGTGCCCTGAGAGAAAAGCTGTTCATACCGGAGAGACTGACCCGTACCAGAGCCAGCAGCAAGGCCGGTTAGCTTGTTGCCACCCATCTGCAAATTGCCGGTAATCGGGGTTTGTCCGTCTGCGCTTACGGATTGCTGAATTGCCGTGGCAACGTCATTAATTAGCGCCTGCCAGTCTGCGGCTGTGGCTGTTACGCCATTAACCGCTGGATTCCAGCTATTAGATGGTAGGCTGTAGCCGCCTGAGCCGTTACGGGACATTATTGCGCTCCTTTGCCGTTACGTGGCATATTCTGACCTATGGAAGAAACATTACGAATTTTGGCAATGATTTTAGGCGTGTACTTGTACATGCTAATTTTACCGGCGTTGGGTATTGGTAGAACCAGTAGCGACAGCCCCGCCTCCCAATACTTTAGAAATAAAAGCTATTTCTTCGGGAGATGGATTGGTCGGAAGCTTTCCAGAAAGCGCCCTAGCAGCATCAAGCTGATTACCTACCGTTGACTTCAAAGCGCCACCTAATGCCAATGTAGTCGGCATAAATGGCAGCTTTTGAGCAACATTAGAGATTGCCTGCCAGTTTCCTGAAGTGTTAGGGCGTGACGCATTAGGCACAGAATCAATGTATGCCGCAATTCGTGCATTGCGCTGCATGGATGATATTTCTTGAGGCGTAAAGAATGCGCCTAGCTTTTCCTCGCCAAACTGACGCAAGGCTTTAGCGTACATTTCAGGACGAATAGCCCTATCACCCGCTAAATTTTCGCCTAATGCTTGACGTTGCAAATATGCGCCAACTTGTGCCCGTGCCTCGCTAAATGCCTGCGGGTCTTGTTCTCGGAGTATCTTTGCAAGTTGTTGCACTTGTGGCGTTTGTGCATTTTTGCTAACAATAAAGTTAGTCACAAATGTATCAGGGTTTGCAGCGCCACTGGCAGATGCCTCCAATGCTGGAACTGCATCTTCTAAGCGGAATTTTTCAGCCGCCAATTTACGCGCACCAGCAAATACATCGTCAGCACCAGCATCTTCGGTCACTGCTTTTTTAACAGCACCACGCAAAGCCGTTAGAGCTGCATTTGTGGCCTTGTCGCTGCTTTGGTTAGCGTTAATAACCTTTAAAAGTTTGTCGGCTTCCTCTACGGTAAAAATCTTGCGTTGCGTCATATCGCCGCCTTCAAGAATACCGTATTTCTTAAACTGGTTTAGTACGCCGCTTGGTATCTTGTCGCCAAAGTTATCCAATACCGTAGCAAAGTCTTGCGCCAATCCCTGCATTGGTACTTCTGCATCTTTACCGGCAGAGTTGCGAGCTACTGTATAAGCACCTTTTACGCCTTCGCCTAACTTGTCGCTGTAATTGCGTAGTGCGTTAATGAGTGTCGGGCCTGCTTGTTGCTCTGGTGCAGCGCCAATGCCATATTTGCCAATGTTAGAACGAAGCTGTGCGCCTTGTTGCTGCAATACGGATGCAATCTCTTTGTTGCCTTGAGCTAGGTTCTTTTCAGCGGCAAACTGTAGTGGGTCGCGTGTTGCTTGGCCTGTTAGAAACGGCATACCCTCTGCTTCAAAGTCAGCCTTGCGCATTGCCGCCGCTGGGTCTTTGCCTAGATTTGCTTGTAAAGCCGTGCGAATTTCATCCATCAATGATGTGCGTTGCCGCGCAGTCATAGCGGAATAATCAAGGCCCATTTCTTGAGCAATATCAGCAGCACTCTTTTGCATCACCAATTCACTAGGCGCTCGCTTGCTGGCAATGTAACTAGCAAACTTATCAGCCACTTTACCGGCGATAGGTGTAAGCACTCCACCCGCAATACCTCCAACCAGCATCTGGCCTGCTTTGGTTCCTGCGAAGTCTGGGTTGTTCTGGGTGTTAACAGGGCTTAGAGCACCACCAGACGCACCTAGAGCCATTCCAGTGCCAACCCTGCCAGCAGTGGTAGCGCCAGCAGGCAAACGCGCTGCAATAGCGGCATTGGCAGGGCTTACTACATTACCAACAAATCGGCCTGCATCGAATCCCTCTTGACCAGTTGCGCGTCGTGCTGCTTCGTATTGGGCCTCGTTTTCGCTTATTCCTTGGTCTACGCCTTGCGCCTCTTTGCCAAACCATTCAGAAACTGGATTGGGAGCCATTCCACCAGCAGAGGTTACAAACTGAAGTCCACGGGGCAGAAGCTGCGCACCTGCATCAATAGGGTCTCTCGCACCCTGTAAAACGCGCATAGGAAAAGACGCTTGTACCTGTTGCCTAGTGGTAGGCTTTTGGGCTTGCTCGGCTTCAAGCCGTGCGCGGAATTCGAATTCCTCTTGCTCGGTCATTGCATACCCTGCTTTCTTTTCCACTCTTGATAACGGGCTTCCTTATCGCCTTCAAACTTTGGCAAGGCTTGGCCTCGCGCATTAGTTTTTGGAAGATCAGGGGTAACAACTGGATTTTTCGCGTAAAAATCAGCCATTGCATCATAAAAATTGTCATCAATGACGCCGCCGTTAGCCTTGGCATAATCACGCGCAAATTTAGAGGCCTCAAGATCACGCTGCAATGCTGCTCGCATAGTTCCTGTAATTTGCTTGCGTCCTTCTGGCGTCTTCGATAAATCTGGCACACGGCGCAAGAAGTTATCAAAGTCCTTATCTGTCATCGGGCCTGTGCCCGGTGCGCGCATATTTCCGGCCATCTCAATAGCTAGAGCTTGTGCAGCTTCCTTCGCCCCAAGTTTTGGATCAATTTTGATGCCAATGCTTTGAGCGTAAGAGGCAATATCAGCCGCCAATGGCGCGCCCTTACCACCGGCATCCAAGCCGCCGATAAGTTGCTCCATTCGGTCTAGTTGTGCAATCTTTTTAGGTGCATCAAATCCAGCCTGAGTGATTACGCCGCGCATCTCTCCAAGGGTTTTTCCGTAAGCCTTGGATTGCTCGCTTTCTTGCGTATTGAAGTTTCTGGCATCAACGTTAATTTGCGGCTTTCCAGCTTTTGCGATGCTTGTTTTTGCTCCAACCAATGGAGCATTTTGCACAAGTTGGCCTGTTACTGGATCAGTCACCAGCAAATCAGAAAACTTGTTTCCAGTGTTTTTAATTGGTGCTGCATTGGTAGGCGTATCGCCATATTCTGTAACGGGAACTAAGTCACCGCTTCCGGACTTCTGATAAGTTACCTTATCTCGGCCATAGTTGCGAGACTCGTAATAGGATTTCACTGTTTCAGCAGGTACACCTGCGGCAAGTGCTTCTTGTGGTGTTTTTGCAGCTTGCAAAATACCCATAAGCTTTTTCTGCTGTTCAATTGCTTGAGCTTTTTTATACTCATCCTGAGCGGTAGTAAGCGCCCCTTGCATACCCATCTGCTGAAACTGCGGAAACTGAGAGCCAGCCGCAACACGGTAAAAATCATCCATACTTCCAGCCTTTGCAGGCATCTGGATAGGCGCGTTTACATTGCCTTCATCGTCGTTAGGCGTCAGAGGTTGCACAGTCTCAGCAGGCTTACCACGTAGCGCGGTAATCATGGCGTTCATATCGCCTTGCATAGCCTCTTGTTTTTTCTTCTGCAAGTCGCCTAGCTCTTTTGTTGCTAGTTGCTCGCCACGCATACCGCCATAACTGCGAAGGCCAGCCGCTAGATATTCCAATGGGTTAGCTGCAACGTAATGACCACCCACCATCTGACCATCTGGGGCGTTTACGTCTTGTTGTTGCAGGTATCGGTTTCGACGCTGCTCAAGAAGTTTTGATTGGCTATCAAAATCCATGATTACACCCATCCTTGATTCTGTGCGTATTGACCAAATAGAGAGCCTCCACCGGCTACAGGCATGCCAGCCAGCCCCATGCCAACACCAAACAACCCCTTAGCCAATCCCGCGCTCTGTGCATTTGATGCGTTTACTGCGCCTAAATCTGCTTGGTATTGTTGCTGTGCTGCGCCTGAGTAGTTTGGGCCACTGGTTGTAGCTTGTTGCGCGTAGCTCTGGAATTGTGGAGATTGAACCTGCGCACCTGAGCGAAGGGCGTTAACCAAGTTAAGAGGCCGGTCTTGCACATAGGCTTGCTCCTGCAAAGCACTTGCGCGGTTTGCTTGGTCTAGTCCGATTCCTTGGAGAGCCGCTTGCAACTGTAGGTCGTTAGCTCGCTGGCCTTGCGATGTCATCTCTTTGCCGTAAGCGTCGGAGCCTAGGGTAATACCTTGGTTCGCCAATCGTGTGCGGAGTGCCTCCTCTTGCTGGGCCAATTGAGGCTGTAGGCGCGACATAATCGCTTCTTGAGCCGTTTGGCCTACGTTAATGGCACGGCTAGGGAGTTGCGACATATCCAATTCAGGATTAGCCAAAAGCCCTTGCACCTTGTCAAAACCCTGAGAGGCAGTGTCTGCGTATTTGTCAGACAACTGCATTTGCTTGTCTAGCGTGGCCTGCGCTTGAGGGGTTAGCGTCTGGGTTTGCGACCAAGTACCATCGCCGTTTTCTTTGTAGGTCAGGTTGCCATAAGGGGTATATTGGTTAACCCGATTGGCTTTGGTAGCGTATTTAGCCGCCTCCAAATTACCCGCTGCGGTCTTTTCTGCTGCTGCTTCATAATTTGGTGCTGCGGGAGCTGCCGATTTACCCATGGTATCTATCCTTCAAAAACTTGCATTCAGATGCGAACATCCTGTAAATAAGCAAATCAGAATCAGGGATAGCCTGAGCTAGTGTTGCCTCAAGTATAAAGCCCAATCTATCCATTAACAATCTGCTTTTTGTGTTATTTGCTGCCACTGGTGCAGTGATTCTTTTACATCCAAGCTGGTTCAGTGGGTAATCAAAAATCAATTTCAAAAAACCCCTAGTCGCCCACCCTTCATCGCCTGCTATGTGGCAAACCACGTTAGAGCCGGTAAAGTCCTCATATAGAACCCCCGCCACTAACTCACCGTCCTTTAGTCTGCCTATCGCAGTTCCCCTACCTTTGCACCAATGCCCTCCAGTTTTGGCAGATACCCACGGGCCGACTAAATCAGCGTCAAAGGTAACCTCATTGCCAAATACTTTCACAAAACGCTTTGCCCTTGTTGGTAGAGATAGTCCATATTCGTAAATCGAACGTCGGAGCCGTTATTCTGGATTTTAAGACGCACCGCCGCAGAGTTACACACAGCACCTACAGTCTGCCAAGCAGTAATTGGAGTGAGGCCACCGCCCCAAACCATAGAACCCCAGACCATAGAACCCCATGTCATACCCGTAGGAGGTGTATAGCTCAAAGCTCCTTGAGGGTCTGAGGCGTTAAAGTCAGTATTTAGCCCGTAAAGTACAGAGGGGGTTCCTGTACTTTGCAAGTATGGCCGAACCATCGTGAAGTATTTATTGCGCGCTTTGTTGCCAAAGTAACTAAAAGCAGGAAGTACATCAGCCTGAATTGGCGTTGTCCCGTCTAGGTTACCTGTCCAAGCCTTCTGAATTGAGTTTCCGTCCCCGTAATAGAGGCCAGTGGCAGCATTCAGCCATACCGTGGCATTCCATCCTGTAAATTTAGTCCAAGCACCTGTAATGGTGTTTTGTGCGTATTGATAATTTTGACCGTTACCCGCTGGCACGTTCAATATCAGCATGTTGTTATCAGGGTATTGGCACAACTGCCAGCCGTAGTTATTTGCGTATGAATTAGCCGCCAAAGATACGGAGTTTTGGATTTTGTCGGTCAGGGCTACTCGGCGGTCTACAGAAGATGACAACAAACCCTTACCCAGAGGGAATACGCCTTCCATGCAGTTAATTGCTAGATCACCGCCGAATTTGATGCCGCACCGACGCCCGATGGGTCTACCCAGAGTAAAAACACCGACTAGATTCCAAGCAGAAGCGCTGCTAGGGTCTGTCCCTGAGTAAACAGCCACTTCACCGTTACTAGACAGCACCACAAAGTGATCATCTGCACCCGAACCGGCGTCAATCGTCCATGTGTAGCAAGCTTGGATAAACCCACCCAGACGGAAGATAGAACCGAAGTCCAACGAAGATGCAGCCCCTCCCACGGAGTTGACAGGTAGATACCAGACCCGCATTGCATTCTTCTCGACGAAGAATAGCCTATTCTTAAAGAGCTGCACATGGGCTAGAAGGGTAGTAGTTACACCCGTGATTGCCGGAGTCGATGCACCGTCAATCGAAGTCCATGCTGTGCCATTCCACAAACGAGGCTTATCCACCCCGTTAACAAGGTAAAGGAAAGAACCGCCCGGAGTCGTGATCTGAGCGTTTTCCCACCTTGCATTAGATAGGCCAGTCTGTACCGCCGCACCCACCGCGCCTGCTGTGGTGACGTTGTAGATAGAAGTGCCAGCTGCTGCAAAAAGAGTAGAGCCGCCCGTAGTAGGCAGGTACTCTACAAGGGTCTCCACGGTAGACGGTAGGCCGGTAACGTGTGAGCTGCTACCTTTGCGGATGCCTAGGTAAGAGGGATACGGCCACCAATTCTCTAGGATGACAGCATCACTAGGCGGCATCTCTGCGATACCGTCTCTGTCGTTTAATCCGCCCACGCATGCCGGTATGGATGTGGCTGTGGCTTTCATTTAAACTGTTCTTCAATAATTTGGCGAATAGTTTTCTTAAGCTCGTAATCGTATCCGGGAAAAGACTTTGGTACACCCACCATCTTTTTTGCATAAGATTTAAGCTGCTCCATTTCAGGCATGGATACGGAATCAAAATAATCGGCGGCATCCTCATATCTTGTTTTATCAATTTGAAATGGTGTTTTAACAACGCCAGCCTGCTTGTTTAAAACAGTGGGGGCCATTGCGTTGTCAACCATTCTATTCATGCCTGATGCAATTTGCGGAGCTTTAGCAAATGCAACTAATGGGCCAACATTGCCAATTACCTCGCCTGCCATTTTCGGAATTCCGTCATCTACAGGCGCAGTTAATCCATTTTGAGCCATCCATTCGGACCCCAAAACAGGCTTATCAATATTTACACCAACTTTTCCAAGCCCCCAATTTAATGCATCTACAGGCGCAGAAACAGTTTCTGCAATAGAGTTTGATGCGCTTTGTGCTGTATCACGCAGAGCTTTAATAATTGCTTTTTTATCCATTACAAAATACCTCCAAAACCGCCATCAGGCAAATTCATCGTTGTCATCAATACGGTACTTCCAACAGGGGAAAGCGATAGCTTCGGATAGCTCTTGTCCTGAGACTTATTCGATTCCAACAAACTGCGAAACTCTGCTAAGTCAAAACTGGCATCCAATCCCTTAGCCATTTTCCATTGTGTTTTGAGGCCAGTAATAAGAAGGCTGTCAGTGAAGATAAAGGTATCGCTGTCAGAAGCGAATGCTGTCTGAGCCACGCCGCCAGCAGAGTAAATCCATGCCTTAGAAATATACTCAAAACCAAAAACCAGTCCGTTAGGAGGTGGAGGATTGATTGCATAGGTATTGCCGAGAATACGGAAGCGCTCACGGGGGCCAGCGTACACAATGCCGGATTTGAACGACTGCCAATCCTGCGCGGACTGTGGCCCCATCAAAGGCCAGCGATTAGTTCTATCCCATTCAGTCTGCGGAATTTCCCTATCCCAATCAGAGGGGAGGTTGTATTGCACCTGAGAAAATTGGAGGGTAACAGTGCCTGAAGCAGTGGCAGGCATGTTCATTGTTACCTGAGTGGCGTTGTCTACTGTGACAATCTGCGCAAAAGGCTCTACGCCTACACCAGCGATGCCGAATTGACTAGAGAGGCCGGTAGTGCTGGAGATACCGGTAATCACGTTAGAACCCTGCGTAGTGGTTCCGGTGCGTGAATAGGCAACGGTCTGTAGGATGTATTCCTTATTCAGCCGCTGCCATTCAAACTGCTTTACAAGGTCGTTACCCAGCCGATACAACAAGGCAGACATCTGACGGGTCTGCGGGTCAGTCGTACCCACCACGATAGAGGGCCGATTGATTGCGAGTTCATCGCATACTTGTTGTACTAGCTGCAATAAGTTCATGATTCAGCCGTTTCTTTCCGTGGGCGTCCCACTTTCTTATCCGCGCCTTCTGCAATCATTGCGCGAAGCTCTGCCATCTCTTGACGGAGTTTTTCGTTTTCCAGTGCCTGAGCAGTAGCCGCTGCGGTGGATTCTGCGACACCCAGATAAGCCTTGGCCTTCTCGCGCAGTTCACGAAAACCCATGCCCATTTTCTGGCAATGGCTGTCGGTCAGTCCTGCGAGTTGTTCTACGGTATGGCACTCAAAGTATTTGGATTCTTTGACCTGTGCGCGGGTAATTTGTGTCCATTGCTCCAAGGGTGTACCGGTGAAGCCTTGCGTCTCTCCACGCTCATACTCAGCCCATGCGCGGGGGTATTTGTGTTTGTCTTGCTCAGTGAGTTTGCGCTCAATGATGTTGTTGGTATCGCCGGGGATGGTGATACGAATAAACGGGATGTCCTTAAAGATAGGGCGTCCGGCCTTTTCAGACTCCGCTTTCAGTTCTACGGCGTCTTGATAAATCGTAACAAATACATGCGACTCAAGGTGAGGATTGCTCATTGTGGTCTTTCAGAGTTGATAAAAGATAGCCCCGAAGGGCTACCCTATTATGCCGACAAAACGGCAAACCAGTTAGCAGAACCAGTGCCTACAAACAAAGCACGGCCACCAGCAGCGACGGAGAAACCGCCGGTTGTTGCTGTCAGTGCGTTGATCTGAGCACCAGTGCCGGGGTAAACCAGCAAAGCGTTAGCGCCAGAGTTCACCACCACAACCTGAGAGCCAGCCTCTGGCAACATCAGGCGAACACCTGTAGATGCTGCGGTAGTGGTCACACGGTTAATGATTGCGGACAACTGGAGCGCGTCAGCGTTGGTTGTACCAGATGCGGTCAGGGCGTCAGCCACATCACCGCAAATCTGGGTTGCAGAGGATGCAGAGTTACCCGCACCCATTACACGCGAGGGAATAGCCATTTTTTACTCCTTGAAGAATGGCCCCGAAGGGCCATCCGTATTAGACAGAAGCAGCGGAGAACCAGCCACGATCACCCGTAGCCATTGCGACTGCGGGGGATGTGTAGGAACCACCAGAGGCAGTAGCGAGAAATGTGGTCGCGTTAACTGTGCAGACGGCAGTCGATGCAGTGATTGCAGCGTTAGCCTGTGCGTACACATAACGGCGACCGTTAGTGCCCCAGCGTTGCTCACCCAGACGGGCGTCAGCTACTTTACCGGCAGCAAGGTCAGCAGCCAAAGTGATGGTATTGAAGTCGGCCCCAATATTGGGGGTTACTGAATATGGTGCAGCCATGATTTAATTCCTTTCGAGGTTAAATAGGAAGGGCCGAAGCCCTATCCATCAATCAGCCAAAACGCCTTGGAACTGAGCGCCAGAGCAGGTCAAGTTACCGGCCCAGCCCATCAAACGCACGATAGCGTCTTGGTTGACAGACTGACGGTCACCGCCGATTGGCACAAAGTTACGGTCACGGTGTGGGCGCAGGAACAAGAACTTGGAGTTAATGAAGTACATGCGGTTAGTGGGGATAGAACCACCGATACCGCCGTCCAGATACACATCGCAGTTCAAGCCAGCGCCCATGTACTTGATGGAGGTGAAGCCAGCAGCGGCAGAGGACTCGGAAGTCACGCGCTGGATAGCTTGCAAGCTCTCAAGGAACAAGCGGTAGTAGTTGTTATCAGCCACGATCATGTCAGGACGATCAGTACCACGCACCAACTGCACAGCCACGCGATTCATGTAAGACTGAATGTTGGCAGAGGTAGCAGCCGCACCGCCGTCGGTTGTAGCGTCAAACGCCACGTTACGCCAGAAGCTCCAAGTAGCACGGTTAATACCGCCATAGGTGCCAGAGGTAGGCGCAGTGGAAATAGCAGCAGCCAAGCCGGTGATGTCCTTGCCAGAGTTGCCGGTACCGTCAGAGTACACGCCAGCGCTGATTTGGTTCATCAACTGAGCCTCAGCCACTTGCACACGGCCTTCCAGCATGTCGATAATCTGCTCTTTTCCAGCGTTTTGGAGCTGTTCTAGACCAGAGATAGACACAGCAGCAGCGTATTGCTTCAGGTCGAACTGAGCGGCGCTGATTGGGCTGTTAGGGGTGATGTCGATTGTGTCATACCCGGAGTAAGACGAAGCGTTCTGGGTAGAAGCATCGTTGTACATCAGCTCTTGCAAAATCACGTTACCACCCGAGAAGGGCTTGACGTTGCCGCGCTCTTTCAGCTTGGCCAGCAGTGCGTTGTTACGGGTTACGGAGTCCGCAAGGGTTCCGCTGCGAGATTGAATGGTAGTCGAAATAATATCCGACAAGTTAGCAAAAGTTGCCATGGTTCAGGTTCCTTTAAATTGAATTAGCCAAATTGACTTGCGATCAAAGAACGCAGGTCGCTTCCATTAGTCTGTACACCGCCAGCGCTTGGACTAGACCCCTTTACAGATACCGCCGCAGTTTTTGCGCGTATTGCTTGGGCTTCTGCCATAGCCTTTTTCTGAGCTTCAGACCGTTGCTGTTCAATCAGGGATTGCCTGATGTCTGGATTCATCCAAACAGCCTTCTCGTAGGCATCTTGCAGTGATGTGGCTTTGCCGGTCTCCAGCAAATCTGCCATATCGTTGCGCACAGCCTCGAAGTGTGCGTTCCCAGCACTAGAAAACTGCTCTAACTCTTGATTAGCGCGGGTTTGCTCTTGCTGTTGAATTGAATTATGCCACTGTGCTTGAGTTTGACGCAATTCATTTAATTGCTGCATCAAATACTGAGTTTGTGGGTCATATTGTGGAGGGTTTTGGATTTGCTCCAAGTTAACCCCATACTGTTGCGCGAGTTGCTGGAAATACTGCGCTTTAGTGGCGGGGTCAGAATATCGCAAAGTATGGTCAGCCTTGAGCAATGCTCCGATAGCCGTCGGTGCGTCAACTCCCAGACTTTGAAATGTCTGCTGATAAGGGGCAATCACTGCCTCATATGCTCGGGCCTTCTGCGCGTGAGTTTTAAATTCCTCTACGCCACGGTGAAAGTCGGATTCACGGCGGTTTGCCTCGTTGGTCAGAATCCGCACCTCTTCGGGCGTCAGTGCCTCGCCACGCTCTGCTTTTAGGTAGGCTTCTTGTGCGGCAGGCTTCCAGCTTGAGGGGGCCTTGATTGGCTTTGCTTCCTCTACGGGTGCAGGCTCCGGTGCTTTCTCTTTTGCCGCAAACCTCCCCGCCTCATCTCTAGCACGTTGCTCCGCGCTTGTCTCTAAGGGTTTTTCCTCGGTTACAGGCTCGGGCGTATTGACTACGCTATCAGTCTGGGGGGCTTCATCCGTTTTATTTTCAAAAGCGGATTCAAGGGCTTCGCGGAGGTTTGACATAAAGGGTTTGCCTTTCTTGTTAATGAATCTTTGTGCTGGGGGGATTAGGCTGGGCCAAACAACTTTGTGTAAGTCGTGCCGTTGTACCCGTAGAAGCCAGATTTATCAGTTCCGGTGCCGCTGGCCCACGCCGTATTAGTGTTGTAGAACGTGTCACCCGGCTGAGAGGTTGTGATAAATGAAGCATCTACACGCATGTTTCCGTTTGCGCGGAAGGTTGCCCCAGAGTTCACGGTGCCCTTTGCCGTTGTCCCCATATCGCAATCTCCGAACCAGTTCAGAGTGGCGCCGCTGACCGCAAGCGTTGGAGTCGTAGAACCCGCTGAGTTCTTCCAGTTCTTCGTGTACAGGTTAACCACAGCACCAGAGTTCAGCACGTTAAATGCGCTGTTTGTAGTGCTTGAAAACACGTTGGTGATATTGAAATCACAAGAGCAGCCGAGGCCAGCCAAGTAACCGGCGGTATTGCCAATAAGCTCACTATTGCTTAGAAACACCTTGCCAAGGGTGTTTGTGGTGTTGGTCTGCACAATGGCATTGCTTGAGCTTGTTGGAGATACCCGCGCACCGTCAATCTCCACGGTTGTGGCTACGGCGTTGCCTGTCATCTTTAACGCGCCGCCCGTGGTGGTTGCGGCAAAAACAATATCCATGCTGCGAACGGTCAGTCGCTTGACAGTTGCACCTGTGTCCAACCAGATACCCGACTGCTGTCCTGTCATTGGCTGAGTAGGCGCAAGGTTTTCAACAATCATGTGATCGATAGTCGTGCCGAAAGTGGTGCCGTTGATGTATATGGCACCGCTGTTTGACCATGCGGATGGCATCATGTTTCTGACAACCAGTTTTTCAATGTAGGTGCGTGTCAGCGTTGCCCCTCCGGTTACATACTCGTAGATGTTGAGGGCTGGTTGAACGCATGAGCCATATAGACCGTCAATCTCGACCGTCTTAAATCGCATGTTGGTATCAGCACCACCCACAATCGTGACTAATGAGATTGCAGAGTTTTCGCCGTTGATGTTCTTAATCCGAACGTGTGCCACTTCGCCGCGTGACAGTTCGCCCGTGGTGTTGTCACCATTACCGAGGCCGACAATGTCATCGCCACAGTAGCCGCTCAAGTTCTCAAAGGCCGCAACACCTCGGGACGGTCCGCACAAGTGAACGCCATCAGAGGCCGTAGCAAAGTGAATGTTGGAGGCGTAGGCATCGCTAGTATTTGTAAACCAAACGCCATACTTCTTAGCATTGCGGATACGTGGCCCAATTACCTTTGGTGTGTGGCAGTTGTAGAAAATTACAGCACTCGCGCCATAAAGTGTGTTGTTAGCGTTGTTGTTTGTAAGGTCGTAATCAATAATTCCTTCGCCAATGATGTTGACGTTCACATCAGCATTGCGGAAGGTCATTGTCCCGGCACTGGTAGCGGTGCCGGTAAAAGGATAGTCAAGATACCAAGTGATGCTATTTGTTGAGCTTGTAACAACGCGCCACACGCCACAAAATCCATAGTTGTTGTCTACGCCTTGGATACTGATGTAGCTACCGGCTGCGTAAAGCGCACCGATACCAGTCTTGGCAAGTGTTGCCACCAATCCAGAAGATGTAAGTTCACCGGCTCCAATAGTTGTTGGCGTTGCGCTATATGCAGCATTTACAAACATGGTGTTGCTTGTGCTCGGAGCTTGTCGCAACGTAACGCCAGCTCCCAAATGCAAGGCCGTGTTACTGGGTGCAATCAATGTTGCATTGACATAAACAACGCCAGGAATTGCAATACTCACCAAACCACCGCCAGACAAGGCTGTTTGAATCACAGTCGTGTTAGCTGATGCTGCGGAAACCGAATCTGGTGTTACTGTGATCAGCTTCTGTCCGACATTTCCACCACCCACGTTTAATGTTATCTCCTTGGTGATGGGATTGGTTTGCACTGTAACCGGTGGAGACTCCGTTGTAGGTGTGGACTTTGGATGACCAATGCCCATAACGTAATTTTGACGACCTGTAATATCTGCTGAACCTGCCATGATTTACCCCATTACCGAGTTAACGGCGTTGATAATGTCCCGCTTGATAGTCGGGTCTGGTTT